TTGAAGCTAATATGAAAATTGATTATCATCAACTTATACAAGATTGTATTGACTTAGGCATTATCAAGGTTAGCGATAAAGATGGTAGTCATTTATTCCAAGCAAATTTAATTAAACTTTACAATTTAGTGCAACTTTATTTAGGCAGGCAGGCTAATCATTAATAATTTGCCTATCTAGCACAATCACCTCTTGCGCTGCGTTAAGTTGCTGAGTTATTTTGTCGCATTTACCGAATTCGGTATAAATAACTTCAAATAGTTCTGCCGAAAGTTCGGTGATTGTTTCACCATCACATTGGCGGGTGCTGGCGGCAATTGTACCGATTTCACTTCCAACGGCTTGCATGGATTCACTGAAGCGCAGCCGCTTAATATCAGCATAAGTACGGTTAAGCTCGCTAGATTGATTGTCAACTTCATTTTTAGCCTCGGTTAATTCATGCTGAATATTGCTTAATTCTACCGATGCCAACGATTCTTTTGCGCGCGCCTCGGTCTGCAATTCATTGATGCGTTTAGTTGCTGCTGCGTTTTCTATAACCTGTTTTGCGAGCCATAGCGCGTTTGTTTTGTCTCTACCTAGCTCATAGCCTCTAAATCCTGCAAACGCGGTCATAGCGCCCACAATTAAAGCTATGAGTAGGTATTTATTGAACATCACTTGTTGTTAAGCACGTTGCCGCTTAAGAAACTAGCGATTTTTCGTAAAGTAGCCAGTACGCCTTCGGCTTTAGGTGAAGGAAATATTGCTACAATAGCAGTGGCAATGGTGATAACTGTGCTTAAATAAACAAATGCTTTTGTTAGTAATGCAGGTGTTAAAAAATCCATGTTGTTACTCCTCTTTTGATAAAACATTAAATTAACAGTTACACTATTTTCAGTGTTATTTTCTCACCGTTTGCAATGGCGGTTTGCATCTTTTTAAATAATGCCGCAAACGTTACTCTTGAATTGCTGATATAGCCTTGTTGTAAATATGTGCCAACTAAAAGGCATCCCTCGGTATCTTTTGCCGTGTTGCCGTTATGTATGCGCACGCCTTCAAAATTAGCCACGTTCAGCAATAACGGCATAAGCCGCTTAAAGCGATTGCTACGATTAATAATAACTTGATAATTGCCACATGCAATAGCGGTTGCGCCTGCGATTTTGACTTGGCGTTCCTCGTCTTCTATTGTGTTGCAAAATAGCACGCCATCAATAAACAAGTCCCCATGCGTGAAGCCAATCGTTCCGTGTTTACGTTTTAGCTCTAATATCACAATGCCACCTCAATTAATTTTACCCAGCCAAAGCATAAAGCCTGCCCATATTGCCACAATTGCAATGAAATATAAGACCCACGCCCAAAATACAGGTTTCATTTGACTGAATCCTCTGTGCGTTGGTTTTTAGACCGAAAGTAAGCGGCATAAGCATCGCCGATAAAATAAAGGCTTGCGCCAATAATAAATAATTCATGTATGCCTTTTTTAATGCCAATGGCCGCGCCTGCGACTAAAAGCATAATGCCGATTAATTTAAAATCGTTTTCTGTGTGAATTTTTGGAGAAAACAAAGCAAACATACAAAGAGCTATGATTAAATTGTAGGCAATTTCTATCATTTTGATAAGGCTTTCACTAAAGCGTTAATCTTTTTATCAAACACTTTTACGCAAATGGCGGCGGCGGTGACTTGCACCAAAGCAAATTCATAAGTCATGATTTGCAATTGCCCTTTTTCTACCAAGTATCGAGTAAACAAAAAAGCTAATCCTATGCCAAAAAAATATGAAGCCAGTCTTTTTGCAAGTGTTGTAAACACTGTTTTTTTATCAAGGTGATGAGATAATGCAACACCAAAAGCCAAGGGGACGGTGTGGACTAAAAACGCCCATATTTTACCGCTTATTACCACTAATGATTCCATACTACCCCTTAATATTTGCTTTCAAAATTGTTATAAATTATTTTATAACCTACATCATTGGGGTGCACCCCGTCACTAATGTGCAGCACTGGGTTAATCAAGCTATTGTTGTCTACCAAAACAACATTAGGGAAATCGGCAATGACTTGATTTACCAAGGTGTTATAGTCGTTAGTAATCGTAGGCATTAACCCATTACCAGCATACGCCGCATCTGACCATTTTAATATATTGCTTAACAAAATCTTAGGGCTAGGCTGGGCGTTGCCTGCAATATAATCGAGATAAAAATAACCGCCATTAGGCGATGTTACCGTGATTTTTACAGTGTGCGTTCCTGCTGCAACATCAAACACGCAGGCAGCTAGTGCATAACCAGCCGCCAAATGTGTTGTCATGCCATTAGCGTTGTTTGAATACGTGCCTACTACCACGCCATCAATTTCAATGCTTGCCGTGCCTGTCGTGCCTACATAATCTTGCATCAAATGGCCTATAAATACCTTAGTGCCTGTTACCGTTGCAGTGGCAGTTGCGGCATTGCTTGAAGTGGCAATGCCAAAGCTATTCACGCTGGCGTTCCACCACGTACCAGTTTTAACCATGTCTTGCGCTCTTACTTTATTGGGGAACGATAGCCAAGCAAGATTATGCCGCATGAATTTCTTAAAATAAGCTTGTTTAATTGGGTCGGTTCTATACTTGTAAATATCGTTTGAACCTATCATTACCGTGTATTTTTCTGTGACTATAGGGGCAGTCAAAATAACAGTATTGGCTAAGTCTGCGGCTTGCGCGCCACTTATGCCCTTGTTGACTGGTGTAAACAAACCAACCCATGATTTAGCTGGTGTGGTAGCGCCAATGCCAGCAGTTATAGAATCGCCAAAAGTGGTGAAACCCGTTAAAAGAAAGAATACGGGGATAAGTAATAGTTTTTTCATTATGCAAATAACTCCGAGTTTAAAATAGCATTACCAGATTGAGTGATGGTGCAAGCGCCTAATGCTGTAGCCGTGCCGCCCCCTAATGTGACAAATTGATTATTAATAGGCGTAATTGCGACTGTACCTGTGATGTTGGTTTGTGCTGATACAGCGAATGAGCCGACAATCGGCGTAACTCGCATGGGCTCACCTATGCTAATAGGTAATGAATAACCCGCGCCAGCCGCATTATAAAATGTGTATGTGCCAAAATTAAGTGTTCTTAAATAGTAACGGCAATCAACTACATCTTTACTAATCAGCGTGTCACTAGATAAAAACTGCACTTCTGTCCCCACAGAAAATGACATATCGGATATGTAAAATGTTTTAGCTGTCACCGCCCCTGCACTAAATTGCACGCTAGACGCAAGACCTAAGCTGGCCTCAGTCGCCCCTAACGTGTAAGTCACGAATACCTGTGTCCAAGTAGCACTTGCTACTGAAACAGACGTACCTGTGGCAATATTGGTTTGCGCCGAGAATACATTAATTGTGCTAGTTGGCTTGTTTATCAGCATGGATACGTTAATATTTGAACCAACGTCATGATATACCCATGCCGAAGCGGTCACTGTTTTACTATTCAAGTCAATAGAATTAGAGGCTTCTATGCGCTGCTGAATATTGATAGTCGCCGAACCAGTCGTGGTAGTCGTTACCGCTTGTGCGCTATCTGCCCGAAAGCCTATGCCATTAATTTGCTGAATTGTGCCAGAGCTAGTTGTCCCAGCAACTTGTACTGGGAAACGGTCACAACCACCAAACACAAAAGCAGTGTTAATGACGGCAACTGCGCCTAGTTGTGAGATTTTACACTTGCTGTTAATAACTCGATTCAATCTACCATTGGAATATAGCGGGTTTTTTATAATAAGTGAACCAGCACCGTTATCTTCTAAAACCGCCTTAAACCCAGCAGGGAACGTAGGATTAATCAAATTGCCGTTATAATCGGTCTGTTTAATTGGCATAGCGCCGCGCCCGTTTGGGTTTAGTGTGCAAGCAACCCCATTGTTAGCGGCATGAAAAGTAATGTCAAACTTTTGAAAATTGGCACTTGTTATATACGCAGGGCTTAGTGTTGCAACAAAAGTAGGGGCAGTCCCACTGGTGGTGCAAGCAGATGCGGATTGATTTTGAATTGTCTGCTGCAAAAAACTGGCAGAGGTGCTACCTTCGGCGATAAAAAATATAGACCAATTTGATAATGTGCCAGCCCCAAACGCATTGCTTGCAAGAACGGTAAATTGCAAAACGCCAGTACCAACCACATAGCTAGTAACAATAGCATTAACATAATTGGATGTTGGCGCTGCCACATCCACTACACGAACGTTCATTCCTGGCAAATAACCCTTGTTAACTTGCGTCGTTAGAGTTTTTGCACCAGTGCCAATTAGCATAGAAGTTGTCGACGTTGATTGTACACTGTTTAAACTCATCGCTAATGCGGCGGCCGATATTTCAGAATATTTTTGCGGTAACTGAACGTTATGGTGATATTCAGAATCGCTTTCAAAAGTCGCAGGCCTAGTGCCTGACGGTATATTTATAAACGGGTCGCCTAATGCCATATTAAAACTCCTCTAGTTGCAATGTTATTTTTGCGTGCGTTGGGTGCAGTGCGTTAATATCAAAATTTTTGTAAATGCCCATAATCAAAAATAATTGAAAATAGCTACTAATATTGTCGTCGTCTAGCCCTGTCCAAATTGTGGGCGACGCATTAAGTAATTTTTTTGCATAAATCAGGTCATCTAGGTATTCTTTTTCAATGCTTAATACGCCATCAACAGTCGGCTTGCTTTCACGCGGGATTAGTACTGAAATTGAGCTGTCAAAATCCCTGTCAAACTTAGAAAAATTAAGCGAGTTGCCGCTTGAGGCGTACTCAATTTTACCGATATATTGTTTTTTGCCAAAAATAACGCCACCGCACTTAGCTACTCCACCTACGTTATTAATAGTGACGACAATTTCTGCGTTTGCAGCAACGGGTAAATCCAACCTAACAATAGCGTTGAGCGTCCTGAACCGTTTAAACGCCCAATCAAACCAATTGCGCGCGGTGCGAATAAAAAGACTTTGCGAATATGAATAAATTGTAGCACCGCTAAAATTAACTGTGATATTTATATCATTACCCTCAATACCAACCACCCCAATTGAATCGAATAATTGAGCTGGTGTAAATTTCATAATTAAGACATCGCATCGGGCGCTTTGCGTGTTTCTAAGATTATCCGCCGCAGCCCATTTATTACTCACGCCTGTTTCTGTCCATCGCTGCGGCGTTTGCGGTATTTCAGGTAAGCCAGCATCCGCGCCAGCTAAAGTATTTTTATACTTTTTATGGTTAGGGCGGACAACCTCTTGCCCTAATACGTAACTGGTGGAGGCGAACCACGAAGCCTCACCGCTGCTTAAATCTGGCTCGGCAATATTTGAGTAGCTAAAATTGCTATCATTGATAGCAATTGGAAGAATTACATTCATACTGCCACCACCGTTTGAATAGCGTCGCCACCGTTGCCCGTCACGTTAACGAGTGTTTGCGCGCTTGATTTAGTATTCGCCTGCGTTGCGTCAAGGGCGACTTGAAGCTTGTCTACCCGCGCAATTAGCGTCGATATTGCATTTAGCATGTTCGGGTCGCTGGTGCTAATTGTCGTATTATTTTGCGGGGTAACAACTGGGCTAAAAGCCACACTAGTATTATTGCTTTCTCCGTAAGTGGGCGTATCGCCATTGGTAAAGCGGTTGGCAAACTCATTGCCGTAATTGCTTGCTATTCCTTTGTAAAAATTATAATCATATAAAGTTTTAAAGCCGCTTTCATCACGCAGGCTATTGGCTAAACTGTCAATACCGTCTTTAGCCTCTTTAAACGCGCTTACCAGTGTCGGGAATGCGGCGGCTAGGTCATAGGTGGCAGCAGTGGCGGTGCCTAAGTTCAACTGTGCTAAAGCATCTTGTCCTGATTTAATTAAGTCTTGAATAGTCGCTGGTACTTTAAGGTTTAAGTTGCCAAAAAGCGCGGCTATATCTTCCTGCAATAACTTCTGTTTTTCAGCATCGGAAACAATGCTAGCAAGCCCGCCGCGCAAATTGCCCTTTAAGCCGTTTTCTGCATTGATGCCTGCTACAAACTCATCACGTAAAGCAAACACGTCAGCGAACATGGCTTGCCCTGCGACGGTGGTTTTGTCAATGTTTTTGAGTAGCGTATCGTAATCGGCAATGGTGCGCGGCAGTTTTAAGCCACGGCTCACAATGCGGTCAACAAACGTAGTCACTTGCTCGGTTACGGTTTGATACTGTTTAATAACAGAGGCTATAGGGCTTCTGCTATCTAAGCTAAACTCACCAGAACTGCCGCCTAAAATAGTTCTGTTGCGCGCCGTTGTTGTTGCTGGAATTTCAACTTGTCTTGATACGGTACTCAATACCGCTTCGGTAATCACGTCGCCAAACACGGTATTGAAGTCACCGAATAACTTATCTTTATTATTGATAAGTTGTGTGCCAAGGCTACGCCCAGACAGCGCAACGCTGCTTAATGATTTAACAAACTCGGCTAACGCATCTCCAGCGTTGCCGCTAGCCACCGCTACTTTGCCTGCTAAATCCACCGTTAAACCATATTTATCCGCCAATTCTTTTTGCGCCTCTTGCAAAGTGGTGCTGGCGTTAATCATGTTGACCACTTGCGTCTTGTCGGTCAAGCCGTTAAATAGGGCTTTTATGCCGTCGGCTACTTTGGTTTTTTGAATTGCCTCAACCAAAGTGCTACCGAGTACCGTTTCTACTAGTCGCGCAAACGTATCTTGCACGTTTTTGGCTTTGCCTGTAGTGCTGGCACTTACGCTGCCGCCGTCAAAACTGGCTGAGAAAACGCCATAAGAAGCTTTGCGTTTTTTAAGTAAGTCAGCGGTGGTGCTAATGCCATCGTTTAAGCCAAAGCCTTTTAGAAAGCCGCCCAAGGTGCGGCTAAACTTCTCGCTTAAGCCGCCTAACTGCTTTTCATCGCCTAGCGGCTTATAAAATTGCTTGCCATTAGCTTGAGAAAAAACGCCATCCGCATAAGTGCTGGTGATTTGTGAGCTGAAACGTGGTACTTTCTTTTTGCCAAATAGACTTTTTACAACTGAAAAAGCCGTAATAGCTAAACCAACGTAAGGCAGTGCGGTGCTGATAGCCGAGCCTAAGCTGCCTATACTTCCAGTAAGCGCACCTATGCCAGTTGCAGAGCCCGCAACAGTAGGGCCTAGCCCTGCCGCCGTTCCCAACATTGAGCCTGCAATGGATGAGCCTAGTTGCGGCGCAAAGTTAGCCACTAAGCCGCCGATATTGGATGATAACGCACTAGAAAATCCAGAATAAATACTTTTACCTACACTCAATAAGTTGCTTGCACTGCCGAGTATGCCAGAGCCGCTACTTGCGCCGCCGCCTGCATTTAATGCGTTGCTTAAAATACCGCTTACGCTATCAGTAACAGGCTTTAATATGGCGCTAATGGTTGGCTGTAAAATAAGCGTTTTAAACATATTAATCAGCGTATCGCGGAAGTTTTTAGCAAACCCTTTGCCGCTTTCAAAGCCGCGTAACAAAGCATCAGTGAGTGACTTGTTTAAATCTTTGGCAAGCTCTTGCTGCGCTTTCAGTTGTTCTTTTGCGGCATCTTCTTTAATCTCTCGCACTAATTTTAAGTGCTTTATTTCACGCTCTTCTAAATTTTTTTCTAAGTCATTAGAAAGCGCGTATTGTTTATTTTCTAGCGCTTCTTTATCTTTTGCTCGTCTTTCGTTATTTTCACGCACTAATTTTTGATGTTTGGTTTCGCGCTCCTCGATGTCTTTTTCAAGCTCGCGCTGCAATGAGTAAAGCCTATTTTCGTTCTCTTCTTTATGTTGTCTAAGTTGGTCAGCCTTTTGTTTAGAATTGTTAAAACTACTGGCAGCTTTTCTGGCATCTTCGATTTGTTTTTGATTGTTGACCCGCGTGTCATAGCCGCCTTGACCATCTTTTTTAATCGTGCCAAAGTTAGGCGCATTCAAAGAATCTAATATATTTCCTGTTGCTGGCTGTGTATCTTTGCCATCTATAATTCCTAAAGATAACTGCAAGCGCCTTATTTGAGCTTTGTCTTTTGCTTGTTGCGCGTTAAAAACATTTAATCTTGCTTGCTTTGTGCTGTCTGTTTCAAATAAAGAAGTCTCTGGCTTTCTATTGTTAACTCTGGTTTGTAAATTGTTTAAATCTGTTTGCTTTGATATTCTTTTATTAATGTTGGCAAGCTCGCCTTTATTAAAAACAAAATGTTCAAACCATTGCAGAGCATTGGTTGAACCTTCCACAACTTTTAATACAATTGAAACAACACCACTTTCCGCAATGGCTTTTTTAAAGTCCAACCATGCGTTAGAGAGCTTGTTTAATTTCGCCTGTGCGCTGCTTGCTGCACTATCTGGGCTATCGCCTAATGTTTTGGTTAACTCTGCTGCAAACTTAGGCAAAAATACATCAGATACGACTTGCCCTTGTTCGAGCATCTTTCCTAGTTCGGCGGTAGTCACGCCCATAGCGCGGGCGGCTATTTGAAACGCGCCCGGCAATCTTTCGCCTAACTGGCCGCGCAACTCTTCCGAACTTACTGTGCCTTTGCTGATAATTTGTTCAATGGCTTTTAATGCGCCGCCCGTTTCATCAGCACTTAGACCTAATACGGTTGAGGCTTTGGCAATTGATTCAAAAATATCACGAGTCTTTTGGCCTTCAAGTGTCGTGCCTTTTGCTGCTGCGCTAAATTTAGAATAAGCCTGCGCTGTGCTTAAAAATTCAAGCCCTAATTTATTGGACGTGGTCTTTAGGTATTCCAACTCTTTAGCCGCGCCGATTGCGCTGCCTGTTGAAAACTTAAGCGTGTTGTTGAGCTTTTCAAAACTGATACCTGTATTTAATACAGCCGCACCTATGGCAGCCAAGCTCACGCCAACACCCGCAAGCCCAAGCGCTGCGACTTTTGCACTGCTTGCCATACCAGATAGCGCCGATGCTGACTTATTGCCACTCGCGCCTAGACCGCCTATAGCCTGCTCGGTCTTTTTGCCCTGTGCTGCTAAATCTGCGAGCGAGCGCTTGCCTTTTTCGACTTGGCTACTATCGACTGAAATAATGAGTGCGTCTGACATTAGGCTTTTTTCTCTCTCATTGTTTTAAGGGCTGCATTTTCCATAATGCGTAAATCTTGAAATAACTCATCACGGCGGTCTAAAGGTATTTTTAGTCGTTGCCAAACTTCTTTTAAAGCGTTGTAATCTAAACCAGTCGCGCCACTCATGCCTGTACGCCACTGAGTTTGCATGTTGGTAAATAGGATGTAAGCTTCGTAATTTTCAGGCAATATTTCTAAAACATCGCCCTCAAAATCCTTTGTGGTTAAGCCGAACTTAGACAGCTCGCCCTCGTCTAACTGGTTCGGCGTGTACAGTTCTTTAGCGAGGGCTTCTAGTTTTTTAGTCGGCCTTCTAATACAGCAATACGGTATGAGTTACCTATGGCTTCGGCTGCGCCTGCGTGTTCATCAATCATGGCGGCCACGTTCTTTTTGTTGAACTCATCGGGCAAATCCCAGCCGTCCGCAATATCTAAAATATAATTGACCGATTCTACGTTCGCTTCTTTCAAGCTATCCGCCATTTTTTTCATGGGCGCTTGATATTCTTTAATCACATAAGAGTTGTCATTTTCGTGCTTTGCCAATTCCGCTTCGTCAAATATTTTTTTAGCAGCCGCAGTTTCAGTTTCGTATTTATTCTGTTCGGTAATGGCTTTTTCTAAAATAACGTCAATTGACTTTGCATAATCCATTTTTGTGACATATTTAAAGCTCATTTCTACATCGGCGGTTTCGCCATTTAGCAAGGAGATTTTAACGATACGTTTAAAACTTACAGGTGCTTTTCCTAGTTGTAACTTTGCCATGATTTATTATCCTTTATGGTGTAAAAAGAACCGCCCCTAGCTAAAGGGCGGCTTCAAGCATTAGTGCTAAAACTTATGAGATATAACGTTGCACGCCGTTTTGAATGGACAAACGTGCGCTGACAGTAATGAGTTGGTCTTGGTCGGTTTTTGGGTTTTGGTTGACGAATGGCTTAACGGCAGAAACAATAATTCCGCCGCTTGGCAATGTCATTCTAAACGCCGTTTGTACCGCGCTATCTGATGCGGCTTTTAGCGCCACATAGCCAGCGAGCGATATATCATCACCGATATTGAAAGTGTAAGCGGAAGCTGAAATGCCTGTGATAAATTCTGTTTCTGTTTGGTTTTCTAAATATTTGAAGGTTGAAGTTTGAGCTTCGCCGCCATCGGTAGATAAGTCTAATATTTGTAGAACTGGTACAAATGTAGTGCAGGCGCGAATGCTGCCAATTCCTGCGCCTGCAGGGAAGTTGGCCGTTGATGTAGTGTCTAAGCCTTCTAGCGTAACGGTAGTGCCTGTGGCTGCTGATAAGCGATATACGCGGTTAGTGGCTTTAGCCCAGCCGCTGGTATATTCAACATAAGAGCCTGCGG